CAACCGCGCGCCAAAGCCGTTCACGGCCTGATCAAGGGTGGCCTCGTTACCGGCTTATCGATCGGCTTCAAGACAAAAGCCTCAACGAAGCAGGGACGCAACCGCGTCATCAGCGCGTTGGACCTTTTCGAAATCTCAGTTGTCAGAAACCCGGCGCATCCCCGCGCCCGCATCATTTCCGCCAAGTCGGAAAACACGGCGCTTGCCGTAGCCGAACTCATCAACCGCGCCACGGCAGCGCTTTTCAGAAAGCAGTACCACGACCATGACTAAGTCCGCTCCACTCGAACTCAAAGACGCGGGGGATGACAACGATCCCGCCGCTATCGTCACCAAGGCGCTTGCTGGTTTCCAGACGGCGCTGGACAATCGGCTGAAGCCGATTGAAACGAAGGCTGCCAACGATAACAAGTTGACCGATCGGCTTGATCGCATCGAAGCCAAGCTGAACCGCCCCGGCACCATCGAAATCAAGGCCGACAACGACAATGACGGTATCGAGCGCAAGGCGTTCGCGTCATTCGTTCGCAGCGGTCGCGAGGGCATGGACCCGTTGGAAGTGAAGAGCCTCGTTGTCGCCAACGATTCGCAGGCCGGATATCTTGCGCCCGCGCAGCTTTCAACGGAAATGATCCGGCTGCTTACATTGTTCTCGCCAGTTCGCGCGGCGGCAAATGTCGGGCAGACCGGCGCGCCTTCCGTCATTCTCGGCAAGCGCACCGGCATCACCAATGCCAAATGGGAAGGCGAAATCGAAGACTCTGAAGAGTCCGAACCGGCGTTCGGCCAGCTGGAAATCCCGATTTTCGGGATGAAAACCTACACCGATATTTCGGTGCAGTTGCTCGAAGATTCGGTTCAGAACGTCGAAGCCGAATTGAACCTCGCGCTTTCCGAAGATTTCGGCAAAAAGGAAGGCGTCGCTTTCATCAATGGCACCGGCAACAAGCAGCCGCGTGGCATCATGGTTCACCCGGACGTTGCCTATACGGCTAACGGCCATGCGACCATCCTGAGCGCCGACGCCCTGATCGACTTGTTCCATGCGCTCCCGCCTGCATATCGCAACGCGGGCGCTTGGATGCTGAATTCAACGTCGATCGCGACCATCCGCAAGCTGAAGAATACCGTTGGCGATTATCTGTGGCGCGATGCGCTGTCGGATAGCAACCCGGCGACCATTCTCGGCCGTCCGGTAATCGAGGCCGTCGATATGGCCGACGTGGCGGCGGGAACGTTCCCGATCGCGTTCGGTGATTTCAACTCGGGTTATCGAATCTATGACCGCGTGTCCCTAGCGGTGCTGCGCGACCCTTACACCATGGCAAAGAAATCACTCGTTCGCTTCCACGCGCGTCGTCGCGTTGGCGGTGACGTGGTGCGACCGGAAGCCATCCGAAAACTCAAGATGGCAATCAGCTAGGAGCATCAGCCATGCGCGACACTTACCACAATCTGAAATTCGTCACGGCCATTGCGCCGGTCACGATCGCCGATAACACCCCCATCGTGGGTGCGATCATCAGCAACGCGGGCTTTCAATCGCTCACGTATGCCATTCAGACCGGCACCCTTGCCGATGCTGATGCAAATTTCGCCGTTCTCTTGGAGCATGGCGACGTTGCCAATTTGTCGGACGCCGTCCCGGTTCCCGATGAAAACTTGCTCGGCACGGAAGCGCTTGCGGGCTTTACGTTCGTAGACGACGCCGTGACCCGGAAGCTCGGCTACATCGGCGACAAGGGCTTTACGCGCCTGACGATCACCCCAACCGGCAATTCCGGCAGCGCGCCGGTTTCCGCAATGGGTGTTCTGAGCCACGCCAACACGCGCCCGGTCGCGTAAGGCAACCGGCTATGTGGCTCGCAGACGACCAAACAGCAATCTGTCTCGGATTCGAGACGATTCATTTGCGCGCGACTCTGCGGGCCGCATTCCGCTTGGAAAGAACCTATGAAGGCTTTCACAACCTCTCTGAAGCCATTGCTCTTGGGCATGTTGCTGCTTTTGCTGATCTGATCCGCGAAGCTAGCGACGACCCCAAGGCCGTTGATTACTATTTCGATTACGTCGGCAACAATCCGATGCTGGTTAGCATCATGGAATTGCGCGAACCCCTGCTCAAATTCATCCTGATCCTGTCTGGCGCCGACGACAAGGGCGGCGACAAGGCGAGCAGCGGCCCGCGGATCACGTTTGAAGAGTATCACACCAAGCTCTTTCGTATCGCTACCGGCTGGCTCGGCTGGACGCCTGAGCAAGCTTGGAACGCAACACTCGCCGAAATCCTAGAAGCGCATCAGGGCCGCACTGAAATGCTGGCATCTATCTTTGGCGGCGGAAAGAAAGGCGATAACGAAATTGATCTAATTAAGGGTCGCTCGGATGCCAGCGCCCGCGCTCATTTGAATGCCTTGGGCGACACCGCGATCACCTCAATGTCTCAGGTGCCGCCATGCCAATGAAAGCGCCGCGCATCTGCGGCTGTGGCAAGCTTGTGGCGTCCGGCGTTATGTGCGCGTGCCAGATCGCGCGCAAGGCAGAAGCGGATAAGCGCCGCCCATCGGCTTCACTGCGTGGTTATGACAGCAAGTGGCAGCGCGAAAGCAAAGCTTACCTCGCTCGCCCTGAGAACCGCCTATGCGCGTGCGGCTGCGGTCGCGTTGCCAACATGGTTGATCACATCATTCCCCATCGCGGCGACATGAAATTATTTTGGTCGCGTTCCAACTGGCAACCGCTAGCCAGCTCGCCGTGTCACAACAGCCGCAAGCAATCCCAAGAGAGCAGGCAATGAGCAACAACGGACATCACCTTTGGTGCGCGGTCATCGATCAAGCAATCACTGATGCCACGCAACCATTGTCTAGGAAAGTCAGCACGCGCATGGAGCAAATCCGTGCCCGCGAATGGCTGACAATAGCCAATCGTGACTTTGATGAAGTGTGCGGGCTAGCTGGCATTGAAGCTGAGAAGATCCGCGCCGTGGTAAGCGTGCGGATCGAACACGCGCGCAAGCACGACCCCGAGATCATCCCGCCAAAACCCAAAGGTAGACCACCTCACCGGGGGGTGGGTAGCGTCCTGTCGCAAAACGCTCCTGACCGGTCCACTCCCATCACGCGAGATTGCGTCTAAATAGGGTTTTTTCGAAAATGACGATTTCCACCGCCAACTTGAAGGCGCACCTAAATATCACCACGGACGACGACGATGCGCTCTTGGCTGACAAGATCGCGGCCGCTTCCGCATGGGTTGCGGCGTATATCGGCGGTTCCGTTGATGCCGACGACACCCCAGCGCCGGTCAACGAGGCCATCCGTCAGCTCGCGGGCCACCTCTATGCGAACCGCGAGGCCACGCTCGTTGGCGTCACTGCGCAGTGTCTCCCGTTCGGTTTTCTTGATCTTCTGGCGAACTATCGGGCGTTTGCGTTCTGATATGGCCGCCTTTGAGCCCTCATTGGACCTGCAAAAGGCCATCCGCGCGCGCGTGTTGGCTAGTGCGACGCTTATGGCATTGGTCCCCGCCGACAACGTTATGGACGTCACCGGGCGTCCTGAGCGTTTGCCGGGCATCAACATCGGCGAGGGCCAGACGGTCTATCGCCGCTTTGACTCGACTACTTACGCCACGCTGCACATTTGGGAGCAGGAAGCTGGGCTGATCGGTTCGAAGGCCATCGCCAGCGCGATCGTCGCCGCGCTTCACATTGACGCACAGATTGAAGGCGTGCTGACCCTAGAGAATTTCATCTGCCACGACCTTCAGGTGACGCAAACCCGGTTCCTGCGCGACCCGCATGGTTCCTACTCGCACGGTATCGTCACCGTCGCGGGCATCATGAAAGCAAAGTGATGCGCGCCGGAAACCTAGATCGTGTGATTCAAATCGAGCGCAGCTCTACTGCGCTTGATCTTTACGGCGTGCCGTTCACTGCCTGGACCACGTTCGCGACGATGCGCGCTCAAAAGTTGGAGAACGCGATCAGCGATCGCGAGGGCGCGCGCGGCGACACCACTGACAACGTGATCACCTTTCGAATGCGCTGGATTGACGGCGTGACGCTGGAACACCGCGTCTCCTATCAGGACCAACCGTTCAAGATCACGACGATTAAGGAAATCGGAAGGGGCATCGGTTTGGACCTTCAGTGCGAGCGAGTCGGATCGTGAGAGGTTA